CCAAAAGACCTTGTTAAAGGGCCTCACGGAACACCAATTACAATTGGGGTTATTGAATACTGGCAAAATGAAGTCGATGGTTTAAAGCAAGATCAAGATGCTTTAAATGAATTTTACAGACAATTCCCAAGAACAGAAGAGCACGCTTTTAGAGATGAAGCAAAGTCTTCGTTGTTTAATTTAACTAAAATATACGAACAAATAGACTGGAACGCAGATATAAAAAGATCATCTGTTATAACACAAGGTAGTTTTCAGTGGACAGGAGGTATTAAAGATACTACTGTTATATTTGTGCCAAATAAAAATGGAAGATTTTTTGTTTCATGGGTTCCACCTAAAAGTATCCTGGCAATGATACTTTAGGAGCTTTTGGTTGTGATAGTTATGACATATCAGGAACTGTTGACGGCAGAGGATCCAACGGATCTTTACATGGGTTAACTAAATTTAGTATGGAAGACGTACCTCCAAATCATTTCTTTTTAGAATATATAGCTAGACCACAAACAGCAGAAATATTTTTTGAAGATGTTTTAATGGCTTGTATTTTTTACGGCATGCCAATACTTGCTGAAAATAATAAACCTAGACTGTTATATCATTTTAAACGCAGAGGTTACAGAGGTTTTGCAATGAATAGACCAGATAAAATTTATAATAAATTATCTATAACAGAAAGAGAAATTGGTGGAATACCTAACTCTAGTCAAGACATAATACAATCGCACGCTGCTGCTATAGAAAGTTATGTAGAAAGTTATGTTGGCCTTAGAGATGATAACACATATGGAGACACATATTTTCAAAGAACATTAGAAGATTGGGCTAAATTTAATATAAATCAAAGAACAACACACGATGCTTCTATTAGTTCTGGCTTAGCTATAATGGCTTGCAATAAAAACAAATATAGACCTGTTCCACAAGTAATAAGAAAAAATTATGATTTAGGAATAAAAAAATATGATAATAGTGGGTTATTATCTAAAATGATAGATTAAATGAGAAAAGTATATACTAACGGTAATAGCATTTTTCCTAGCCAAGTGGTTAGCGACGCTGAAAAAGCATCCTTAGAATATGGCGAGCAAGTTGCTCAAGCTATAGAACAAGAGTGGTTCAACGTAGGTAGAACAAATGGCAATAGATACCTAACTACATGGAACAATTACAATAGACTTAGATTATATGCTAGAGGTGAACAACCTACTCAAAAATATAAAGATGAATTATCTATTAACGGTGATTTGTCTTATCTTAATTTAGACTGGAAACCAGTACCTATTATATCAAAATTTGTAGATATATTATCTAATGGTATTTCTAATAAAGATTATGATATAAATGCATACGCACAAGACCCTGCTTCAGTTCAAAAACGAACAAATTACGCGGAATTATTAGCTCAAGATGTATTTGCTAGAGATACTATGAAGCAAATAACAGCTGTACTAGGCAAAGAGCTTTACAACACTAATGTACCAGAAGATAAACTACCACAAACGCCTGAAGAATTAGAACTTCACATGCAATTAACTTACAAGCAATCTGTAGAGATCGCTGAAGAAGAAGTTATAAATCAGGTATTAGATACTAATAAGTGGGATTTAATTAGACGTAGAGTAAATTATGATTTAGTAACATGTGGTATTGGAGCTGTTAAAACAGATTTTAATGTATCAAACGGTATAACAATTGACTACGTTGATCCTTCAAGTTTAATATACTCTTATACAGAAGATCCTAATTTTGAAGATATATATTACGTAGGTGAATTAAAGCCTCAAACATTACCAGAAATAGCTAAGCAATTTCCAAATTTAACTGATGAAGTATTAGAAAGAATACAACAAAACCAAGGAAACCAAGAAAGTAAATATGGTTTTGGAAATCAAGCTTGGGATTCAAATAGTATTCCTTTATTATATTTTGAATATAAAACTTATAGTCATCAAGTATTTAAAATAAAAGAAACTGAAAGTGGTCTACTAAAAGCAATTGAAAAAACTGATACTTTTAATCCACCTGAAAATGATAATTTTGAAAGAGTAGGTAGAACTATAGAAGTTTTATATAGAGGAGTTAAAGTTTTAGGTGCTAATATATTATTGAAATGGGAAATGTGTCCTAACATGACTAGACCTTTTGCTGATACAACTAAAGTAGAAATGAATTATGCTATATGCGCGCCTAGAATATACAAAGGACGTATTGATTCAACTGTAGGTAGAATAACTGGTTTTGCAGATATGATTCAATTAACTCATTTAAAGCTACAACAAGTTATTGCAAGAATGGTTCCAGATGGCGTGTTTTTAGACATGGATGGTTTAGCTGAAGTTGATTTAGGAAACGGAACTAATTATAATCCTCAAGAAGCTTTAAACATGTATTTTCAAACAGGTTCTGTTGTAGGTAGATCTTTAACTCAAGATGGTGATCCTAATAGAGGTAAGATACCTGTTCAAGAATTATCTACTGGTTCTGGTCAAGCTAAAATACAAAGTTTAATATCTACTTATAATTATTATTTACAAATGATAAGAGATGTTACCGGGCTTAATGAAGCTAGAGATGGTAGCACACCAGATAAAAGCACATTAGTAGGTTTACAAAAACTTGCAGCACAAGCTTCTAATATAGCAACTAAGCATATAAACAACGCTAGCTTATATTTAACTTTAAGAATATGTGAAAATATATCTAAAAAAATAAATGATATGTTAGATTATCCTTTAACAGCTAATGTATTAAAAAATAGTATTTCAACATTTAACACAGAAACTTTAAAAGGATTAGAACAAATAAATCTACATGATTTTGGTATATTTTTAGATCTTGAACCAGACGAAGAAGAAAAAGCAATGTTAGAACAAAACATACAAGTTGCTTTAAGTTCTGGAGGAATTGATTTAGAAGACGCTATTGAAATACGCCAAGTACGTAACTTAAAATTAGCCAACCAAATGCTTAAAATGAAACGTAAGCAGAAACAACAATATGCTAGGCAAATGCAAGCAGAGGCTTCTCAGCAACAAGCACAAGCTCAAACTCAAGCTAGTCAAGCTGCAGCAGAACAAGAAGTTCAAAAGCAACAAGCTTTAACCTCTGAAAAAGTAAACTTTGAACAAGCAAAATCTCAGTTTGAAATACAACGCATGCAAGCAGAAGCTCAAATAAAAAGAGAGTTAATGTCTGAAGAATTTAACTACCAAGTACAATTAGAGCAAATAAAAATGCAAGCAGAAACTGGTCGTGAAAAAGAAATAGAAGATCGTAAAGATAAAAGAACAAGAATAGCAGGATCACAACAAAGTGCTATGATAGATCAAAGAAAAAATGATTTATTACCTACTAATTTTGAACAACAAGGGCAAATGGAAGATCAATTTCCAGTTGCTTAATTATTAATTATTTAATTATATTATATTATGGCTGAAGAAGCAAAAGAACCTGTAAAGCAGGAGGGTGACTTTAAAATAAAGTCAAAACCAAAAAGTAAAAAACCAAAACAATTAGCTAAATCTGATAAAGAAGTAGCAAAAATTGATTTATCTAAACCAGAAGCGCAAGGCGAAGTACAACCAGCTGTTGCTAAAATGGATTTAACTAAAGAACCAGAAAAAGTTGTAGAAGAAAAACCAGTTGTTGAAATTAAAGAAGAAGTAAAAGATGAAACACCTATACAAGTAATTGAAGAAATTACAGAAAAGGTAAAAGAAACTCCTATACAAGAAAAAACTCCTTTAATTGAAACTCCTAAACTACCAGAAAACGTAGAAAAACTTGTAAAGTTTATGGACGAAACTGGAGGTACTGTATCTGATTACGTTGAATTAAATAAAGACTATAGTTCTTTAGACGATAATCAAGTATTGAAAGAGTTTTACAAAAAAACAAAACCACATCTAGACAACGATGACATAGGTCTATTATTAGAAGACTATCAGTTTGACGAAGATTTAGATGAGGCAAAAGATATACGAAGAAAAAAACTAGCTTATAAAGAAGCTGTTGCTCAAGCAAAAAACGATCTTACTAAAATGAAAGATCAATATTATGCAGAGATAAAAAACAGACCTGGTGCTAATCCAGAACAAGCTAAAGCTACAGATTTTTTTAATCGTTATAATAAACAGCAAGAAACTATAAAGCAATCGCAAGAGCTTTTTAAAGAACGTACTAATGATTTGTTCGGATCAGAATTCAAAGGTTTTGATTACTCTGTCGGAGACAAAAATTTTAGATACAAATTAAAAGATCCTGCGCGTGTTGCCGAGACTCAGAGCAATATTGAAAATTTTGTTAATAAATTTATTGATAAAGAAGGAAATATTTCTGATACTGCGGGTTATCACAAAGCTTTATATGCTGCGATGAATTCAGACAAGCTAGCTTCTCATTTTTATGAGCAAGGTAAAGCTGATGGTGTTAAAGCTATCGTTAAACAATCGAAAAATCCAGTTACAGACACACCTAGGCAGGTTGCCGGAGGAGATGTTTTTGTGGGTGGAATGAAGGTAAAGTCTATTAGTGGATCTGATTCGTCAAAATTGAAAATAAAAAAACGAACATTTAACAATTAAAATTTAGAAAAAATGGCTTTAAACCCACAATTTGGTACTATAATACCAAGTCAACAACAAGAGCTTTTACAATCTAACTATTTACAGT